CCCACCAAGAGCACTAGAAAGCGCCGTTCCAAGCCCAGGAAAGATCATTGCGCCCAAAATCATAGGCATCAGGCTACCAAGCAGGTCACTGCTGTAGCCTTGCTGCTCAAATACCTGCCAAACTGGAACGCCAGCCTCATGTGCTGCGCCAAACTCTCTAGCCGCAGCCAGTTGCGCCTCAGACGTCACGTATTGCTGTCCGGTAGCCTGCACAACTTCAGGCTGGTTCAGAAACTTGTTCTTGATGGCTTCCGTAATAAGGATGGTATTGGCGCCAGGCCCATAACCATACTCATTACCTTGCTGCCCTACCGTTTGAACGTAGAAATCCAGGGCTACTTGGTCAGGGTTTTTTGCCGGAGTGTTACCTTGCGCTACAAGCTTGTCATACAGGTTCCAAAGCTCGTTACGAATGTTGGATGCAATTAGATTAGATTCGTATTGCGTAGGGTCGATGTGAGAGAAATCAGTAACCCTGCCCTGAGCATACTGAGTGCCGCCCCATAGAGCGTTGAGGTTGAATGGAGTTCTGTCAGAAAGACCTTCAAATACATCTAAAGCATTCCAAGGTTGATATCCTGAACTATATTTTTTTAGCGCCACATCATAATTGTAAGTGCCAAAATCTTGATATCCGGGAGCATACGTGGCGTCATTGTCTTCGCCTCGGTAAGATGGAACAAACGAACTGATCTCAGGATCATAATAAAAAATCTGTCCGCTTCCGGTATCTTTGTAAAACTTTGTTGATCCGCCATCATCATCTTGGCCATAAAGTTCATATTGACCAGATGGCTGACCAAGTGTTGACAGGGCGCCAGAATAAGAAACCGTTGGTTTCTGATACAGCGCGTTGAAAGGAGCCATACGAGCCGCTTCAGCGGCGGCAGCCGCCTCCGCAGCCGCAGCTTGATCGGCAAGAATCTGATCCTGCTGGGCCTGATCAATCCAACCCTCGCCGCTAGGATCGCGATATACAACAACCGGAGGTTCATCCTCAGAAGTCTTGATATATTGGCCGGTGTCTTCGTTGTAAATTATGCCCATGTCAGTCCTTAGGTCACGCCTAGCGCACGCGCTATTTGCTCATGGATCAGCAAGTGACGGTTGATCCAGTCGTAAAAATCATCTTCCTGGTTGAAGTCCAAGTCCTGCATGTTAAATGGATTGTTCAAGTCGAGAAGATTAGCAAACTGTTGATGCTCTAGCTGATGAATTTGCAGCCAATCATCCAAGTCTTGCGGATCAGCATCCATAATCGGGTATCTAACAATCTGCTTTCCAGCATCAATCAATCTTTCAGCAAAAACCTGATGCTGAATACCGTTTTCAAACAGAAATTCCTTTAGCGAATCAGGCTCCCCGAAGATTGGAGTAGCCAAGGTGTCCATATTCAGGCTCATGTCATACGCCGTAGTAAGGAACCTTCTTGTTTACCCCACCAATCTGCACGGTCACATAGCCTTCAGGATTTAACGGAAGGCTAGGATCAGGCATAGCAGCCGTATTAGCTGTTGTACTTGTAATATTTACATTAGCCAATGTTGCAAGCTGAGTCACATCAATCGTTGTAAAGTTTCCAGTGCTGCCACCATCTACTTTTTGCCAAACAGTTCCATTGAATGCAGCCCAATCTCCTACTCCCCATAGGGTTTCACCGTCTAGGTTCGTATTCCCTGCAACTGAAACCACGTAATAATCCCCTTTGGAGCCTACTCCAGAAGCCAGAGCAGGGCTATTAGTGCTGGCGTTCCAAACGCCCTTGTAGTTAAGGGCGCCAATCGCGTTTACGATTGAAGAGATTGTCTTAAGCATGGTTAAAGTCCCTCGCCTGGCGTCACATAAACGGTGGCCGTGCCTGCGGTAGTAATCCCGGTAAAGAAGGCGTTAGGCGGCGCAGAAATGATCTTGTCCGTGCCAGGCAACAATGGATAACCATATCCAGTAGATGTCACAACAACGGCATTGTTTGATGCCTCAGCCAAAGTTGTGCCATACCCCAAAAATACGGTCACATTGCTAGGGTTTTGCACTTCGTATTGCGTAGCGCCAATCCCAACAGAAACAGCCTGAACGGGCGCTGGCGCAGTTACGTTTGCCGTAAACGCAATCGTATTGCCAAGTTTAGAAAAGGCTGTCACGTTCATATTATGCGGCCCAGGGAAGCGGAAGGGCTACAACAGGCGGGTTGATTTGAGTCTGGATTTGCTGCTCGATATTAGCTTCTGTAGCGTCTTTGTCAACGCCGTTTGACCAGCACCAGCCGAGCACCTGATCTTGGGTCAGTTGGTCGTAGGGGGTGAAAGCGCCGCCGTCGTAGGTAAACCCGCAAGAGCCGTAGACCGTAGCGGCATACATCCCGTCTACCCCGTTGCACCGCCAAGCGGCGGTAATCACCACGTCGGTTTCACCATCCTGTTGAACGGCACATTGCATTTGTTCGATAATCCAAGTGATTTGAGTGGCCATGATTTTCCTTAAGCTAAACGATAAACAACGTACGTTGCAGTGCCGGTTTTACGGAGCCGGAATATTGAAGACTCATTTAAACCAATAACCGCGCTACCAACAATAGTAACGCCAGTGTTAACAAGCAAACTTTGCGCCCCGGAATCGGTATTGATAATAGTAAAATCAAAAGCGCCATTAGTAGGAAAACTTGATGGAAGCCCAGAATCAAGAGCACTTCCTGTTGGCATCGTAATATTCTGAGCGCCGCCATCTATAGGAATTATTTGAGTAAGTAATTGTGCGGCAGTTAGCGTTGCAGGTGCAGTAACGGTCGCAGTTGGTGCTGGCTGATAACCATACTGAGTGTCTCGGAAAAGTGATGTTCCGTTGACATCAAGTTTAGTAATGGCAGAAGTAGTTCCAATCCCCAAGTTACCGGAGGAGTCGAGGCGCATCCGTTCGGAGTTGTTGGTAAACATTGCCATGTAATTAGCAGTGTGTTCGTATTGAATACGACCAACGGAGCCATTTTCTGGATCGCCAAAAGTAATATAACCACTAGATGTATTTGGGGTTAATATGTTTAACCCTGTATCTCCACTAGACTCAACAACTAAATGAGCAAGACTTGTTGTAGAAGTGGCACCTGACGCTGCGGATCGGACATGAAGCGTCTTATATGGCGAAGCAACCCCAATACCAACATTCCCCGCAAAGTAGTTCTGCGCCGTTCCGCTTGCGTAGATGTTGTATTTGTTCGCGCCGCTGGAGACTAGGCTGGTGATGCCGTAGTTGTTGGTGCCTTGGGTTTGATCGGATATGTAGACACCATGCTGGTTCGTGATGGTGCTACCTGCGCCTTTGATTGCGTCAGCCGACCAAAACGACACTGCCGCGCTTGTAGTAAAAGAAGCGGCCTCTGTATCTGCCCTTCCGTATACAGCCCTGACAGAGCCAGTCGCTCCAGAAGTACCGCTTGCCCTAACCTGCACTCCGTATTGATTTGTGCCAGATGCAGCAGGGCCAACTATGTATAATTTAGAATCTGTGCTTGCCGCCGCTCCGATCCCCATATACCCATTCACCGTCACAGTGTCGGTGGACGCATCGCCTAGCGTGACGTTACCAGTAGCACTCAGCGTCGTAAAAGCCCCCGCCGCAGGAGTCGAGCCGCCAATCGAAGTTCCGTCTATCGTGCCGCCGTTAATGTCGGCGGTAGTAAGGACGGACGATCCAATCGTCATTACGCCAGTGCTATTGGCAATAGTCGCAGAAGCAGTGCCATCCTTGGCATTGATGTTCGTGACTTCTACGTTAGTCGCATCAAGCGTCGTTACATTAGCCACGTTAATGGTGACATTACCGCTGCTAATGGATACGTTTGACAGGCTTGCATTAGCAATAGAGCCGCCAGTAATGTTTACGTTCGACAAGGCTTCAGCACCATTCGCCATGCCATTGATGGCAACCGCAACAGTGCTGAAATTGTTATCAAGCTGACTCAGCGGAATGCTTGCATTGGCATTCGCAAAGGTATTCGGGATAACTACTGGAAGGGCCATGATTAGAACCTCGCTCTCAATTCGTGTTCGTATTGCAATCCGCTAATGGTAAAAGGCGTCGCATTTGCCGTAATGGTCATGCCAAGATATTTGCCATACATCTTTGCATCTGAACGATACAGATAATATCCAGCGCCAGGATTAACATTATTAGTCCAGATAACAACATTTGAACTGTTGTTTATCCAGTTAATAGGAGCTAGAGAATTGTTAATCCATTGCGTAGAATTGGCAAAAGCTATTGGCGGCGATTGAGCAGATTCAGAATCAACATACCCAACCATTACAACCGGCAGGTTGCCAAGCGTAGCCTCAATGCCAATCTTCAGCGCCTGCTTATCACGGATGGGGTCGCCCATCGGCATCAGCGCGGTTTCTATGATAACGTCAACGCCAGTGGTGTCATCGTAGTAAAAGCGATGCAAGTCTGTGCCGGTCGTTGAATACGCATTTAGGATGTTGTCATTGAATGCGTTAGTCAGATAGAAGCCATTAGTAAGCTGGTTAGAAAAAAACCATTTACGCTCAAAAAATACAGCCTGTACCCATTCATCTGTTCCGTCATTGTCGTATTTAAAATTCCATACGGCACACAGAATATTGTTTATCAGGCATTGCCCACCAGTTACCTCTGTCGTGAAGTCAATCAATGGGAACACACCGTCCAGCGGATCGCTAATCTTGGTCGTGGTCGAACCTACCAGCGCATAGACGCCGTATTCGTTCATAAACACTATCGAACGGAAATACGGAAATATCGCGTGGTTGAGCTTTGTGCCAACAGATGCGGATACGTTGGTATTGGTAAACAACGAAACGCCAGAAGTCGGGTCAATCCTAACGTCAGAAAAGACGTTGATTGAGTCCTCGCCAAACACATACAGAAAGTTATTGGCCGACAGAATCCTGGTAATGTCTGTCCGTAGCGTAGAGTCCGTGATGGTCAGGAACCCTGCGGATACGTTGTAGAAGTCATTGAACGTATCGGCTGCGGAATAGAAAACCGTTCGTCCATCAGCAATCCATGAGCGCCCTGAGAACGTAGCAACGTCAATGCCACTCTGGTTTAGAATCGTGCAGGTAACATTTGCACTCGTCCCGGCTCCGGTAATCGTTACGCTAGGGGCGCTGGTGTAGCCCGTTCCGGCCTCGGTAATGACAATCTCAGCCACCGCATTAGCAACAACTACAACCTCACCAGTAGCCTGTATGCCGTTAGCTTGGTTTGGAGCGCCAAAGGTAACAGTAGTATTGGTGGCATAACCGGAACCGCCGTTGTTGATGGTTACGGCATTGATGCTTCCAATATCGTGCAGGTCAGTGCCGTCCCAAGTCTTGTATCCGTTGTTCGGATCAATAATTAGGGCGCGTTCGTTTTTCCACTGAGTCGCCATGACGCCGGTATTGGAAAACGTGCCGGCATTGGCTATGTTGCCCACGGAGCCTGTCGAAATATTGACATACTGCGCCCGGCCATCCTGTTGGAATGCCAGGACGTATTCCGTATTGCTGATATTGACGCTGGTCATGTATGTCGCGGTGTTGGCAAACGTGACATTGGCAAGCTGGCTAGCGGCATTGAGAATCTTAATGTTGCCGTAGCCAATCGGCATGGCGTTTTCCATCCAGGAAAACTCGCCATTGTCGATTACAGTGCGATTGTTCTTGGTATTTACGCCCTTGAAGTCTTTGACTACAGCGTAATTCTTCTTCTGCTCAACCGCAGCCATTTAATACCCCGCGACATAAGGTGTAGGGAGCCTGCGGGTAAACGTGCTACCCAAAATCTCGCGCACATGCTTGTTGTATTGTTGGTCAAATATTTCAGCCTCGCCGTAGGACTGCTCCTGATACTTCGCCATGTAAGCCGCAAAAAACGGGATAGCCTCGGTAAATGGCGCTGGTAGCGTTTCTACGTCACTGCCCAAAACCATAGGATCAACCTCAACCACGGTGTCAAATTCCATGACATAGCTTTGATCCGGGCTAGGGCCAATGTATAACTGTTTCGGGCCATACATTGAGTATGCAATCGGCCTGCCGGTGTAGTTCTGCCAGTAACGCAGTTGCGCGTTAAAGTCAGTCCAGGCAAGGTAATAAAGAGGAATGCGAGAGTTGCCCCAATACAGATTGACATTGATTACGTCAATGGTCTTGTCACCTTGGGGAAGTGCGGTAAAGCTAATAGTCTCAACGCTAGCAGGCGCTGTATGACTTTGCAGGACGCGATTACACCCGGTGTCACGAACCAGAGTGTTCCTGCCGTCGTTAATGTAATCCGTTAATTCAGCGTCAGTCCAGAAGTTCGCATTAACGTCATGCAATAAACGACGGGTCTGCGTGATGTAACCCGATAAAGTCTGAGCCATGTTTACTCATTTATTGCTGAAACTTTCGCCGCACCCTTTGCTTT